ATGTTCGATTACTGTCGCTTCAGGTGGAAGCTCTGGAGGAACGAGCGGATGAGGCGCGCGGCCGACGGAGAGTACGAGCGGAAGCTCAGGGAGCTAAGGGCGAGGAAGGCACCCGAGAGTGAGATTGATGAACTTTCGAGCGGAGCTATGACCGATGATTACGAACTCGATGATGAGGTGCACGAGCTGCATACCGATTATCTGTTGGCACAGTCTCGGCGGTTGATGCTTGAGCGGCCCGACTGGAAGGATGAAGAAAGGTGGACACAGGGAATTGTGACTGGCCGTCGCCATCTGACGAAGAAGGGCATCTCGGAACTTAGGGCGGCGATCCGGTCGGAGAGGAAAGCCGCGCGGGAAACGCTCCTAATGTGGGTACCTGGGATAACCGGAATCCTCGGCCTCATCGTCGCGCTCGTAGCGATCTTGGCGGGGAAGAAGTGAGATTGCGGTTATCCCCAGCCGCTTCATCTGCTCTTCACGCGGCATGGTATATTGTGCAGATGCTAAATGGGATTGATGATGAGGTTAGTGTTCGTGCGCAAGCTCGTCAGGGGCGCGTGAGCACCAACGTCATTCCCATGACGGCATCGACATAGACCCTCGTTCGTAAGAGCGGGGGTTGCGTCGTTATTGAGGTTGGTTTGGAGCCGCGGATATGTACGGGTGGCAAGTAGGCGAAAGCCGAGGGCTTCAATTCCCGCCAGAGTGATTAGGCTCTGGCACGCGGCTCCCAGCCAACCTCCCACGTTTATCCCGCGCCTTCGGTTCGGCCACACGAAGTAAAACAGGCCGCCAAAAATTCAAAGCTCTCGTACAGGTACAGATGCAAACGCAGGGAAAAAGACGCCGACTGTCTCCCTGCCATTGAATCTGCATCGGTGCGCGGGAGTACGGTTCAGGACTGGCTACAGAGGACTTTGCCTGAGACCTTACAAGCGGGATGATCTCATAGTTTGCTTGACTGCCTTTCAGAGGTAGAGTCGGTCTGTTGGGGCGGCTGCATTGGATAGTGTACGGCGCGCTTAATTTGAGGGTTGATATGGACGACCAGACCATCAGAGAGAGTGCCAAGGCTGCTCGCGCCGTCGCAAAGACCACGGGCAAGGTCGTTGATGCTGGTCGCTACGTCGGTCGGTGGTTCAATACGGTGTTCGGCCGGGCGATCGTCAATACGGTGGACCTGTATTGGACCGATCGAATGGTGGCGAAGCGAATTGAAGCGGCGATCTATGATTGGAAACGACTTCAAGAATTGTTCGCCAATGCGGACGCTGATCTAAAGTGGAAAGGACTGAAGCCTACGAAGGCGTTGGCTCCTAAAATCGCGATACCGTTGATTGAACACGCGACGATGGAAAACGAGAGGAGCTTGCGCGTGCTCTGGGGGCGGCTGCTTGCGAGCGGTGTGAGCAAGGGAGAGGAAATAAATCGAACGTATGTAACGGTGCTGGGTGAGTTGACCGCTGCTGATGCAAAAGTTCTCAAATCGATGTTCGAGGAGTGGCAGACCCTCAGCGAGAAAAAAGAAAAATGGGATGGCCACGTAGTTAGTTACCAGTCGGGGATTGAACGAGAAAATGCGCCGCCTGACACATTCGTAAAATTCAACAGGCTCGGTCTGGTTCGGCCAGCATGGGTTGGTCTGATGATCTACGATCCCGAAGGCGAGAATGAATATGGGTTCTTATCCCGGCAGACAAGAAGAAGTAGCTGTCCCGGGTGATTTAACGACCGTCCGATTCACGCCGTTCGGCGAGAGCTTCTGTAAGGCAATAGGGCTGGTCAGAACCAAAAGGAGCGCCAAACGACGCTCCTAGGTGCCTTTTTGAGGCTCTGGCAGCCTATTGGCTGTAGCCGTTGGTCGCTATCGCGCGGCGCACTCCCAATAGGGAGAGGCCCGCCCATACCATGGCCGTCGCAGTCGGGACATCGATGATGCCCAAAAACCAGCCGGCTCCTCCTCCGAGGATGGCGAGTACCGCCATCGTGTACGTTAGATATCCTTGCATAATATTTGTGTCGCTAGCTGCTAATGGCGAGCTTCTGCCCACCGTTCCTCCCTCTCGGAATCATCCGACCGACCAAGGAAGGAACGCTAAGCGGAAGCCTTGAGGACGAGAAAGAGCAGCGAGCCGATAATACTGGTGAGCATCAAGCCAACGCATCCGTAAACGAGAACCTTCACCGGCCAGAACTCTTCCTGCGTGACGAAATTCGCGGTCATCTTTTCGAGCTGCTGGTTCATGATGAGTACCAGCGTGCGTAGCTCGATGAGCAGGTCGTGGTCTGTTTTGTATTCCATCAGGTCTTTGGGTTCGGTGGGCATATTGCGCGATTTAGAATCGGGTGTACGCTGATGAGATGTTCGTATTTTTAATCGTGCTGGCCTTGTTGTGGTTGGTCGGTGTCATAAGCGGTTATCGGGGCTGAACGATATCGCGCACCTTTTTAGCGCCCTTGTCGCCCAGAAATTCTAGGCCGCTTCCCGTCTTGTAGAGCACCTTGCCTGCCGTGGTAGCGATGGGGGTGACAGCCTTGTCCATCACCATTTCCCATACCTGTTTTGTCAGGCCCTTTGACCGCAGAGGGTCAACGGAATTGATGCCGGCTTCCTCGATGCTTTTGAGGTTGCCGTAGTCGATGTAGGCTTGCTTGATTCCCCCGCCCAATTCCTTGTGGATCAGCGCTCGAGCTTTTTGTGCGGCCATGTTGCGGACCTCATTGAGTGCGCCGGCAATAGGCTGTCCTTTGTACGCCTTCTCCGGGACGAACTTGGCCCACCCTTCCTTGTATGCTTGTAGCTTCTCAAAGCCGATGTTGCTGACCTTGCCGAAGTCCTGCTGGAATGAGCCGAGCGCATTGAGGAGCGTCTGTCTGCGGCTGAGATCCGCGTTGCCCTTGATGATGTCGTTCTTTAGCTCTGCGATGAAGCCGGGCATGTTTACCTTCGTTTTCGTGGCCCGAAGGGCGGGAGCGATCGTGCCATGCCACAGCTCCTGCGAAACGCGCTTTGCGTGAACGCCAAGCTGCCATTCTGTGCCTGGCTGTAAGAGGCGGACAGCCGTGTTCGCTTCGGTCGTAGGGGCTGTGGCGGTGGATGGTTCGTTTGCCCCGGTGACGAGGTTCTTGACCCGGCCGAAAAGCGTTGGCTGGCTTGCTTGATACGATTGGAGTGCCTGCCGGGTTGGCACTTCCATATTGACCCCTATTCCTGTTGATTTCTCGCCAGCAGATTTGAGAAGCGCTCCAGTGCCCGAGGCCGCTGCTCGGCTGGCATCTACGGTTGCCGTTGCAGCCTTGGCGGCTACAGGACCCGCCGCCTTGGGTCCGGCGACGGCTCCAGCGATCTCGTCGAGGTTGGCAACGTCTCCCGCTACCCGGCTTGTCGCTTCTCCCGCATTCGAAAGCGCGAATTTCTGAACGGCCGGATGGTCGGAGAGCTTATCGCTGACGTAGCCGAGGAGTTTTCCCAAGGGCGAGAAAACCGGCGCGAGCGGTGATGTCGCCGTTTCAATCGCTCCCGCGCCTTGCTTTGCAGCGCCCTCTATGAGGTCAACGGGGTTCTTGGCCGTTTGGATTTGGCTGGCGCCCGCCTTCACCTTGTCGATGCCTGACTGTGCCGCGGTCCCTACTCCTTGGGCATATCCGGGCTTTGTTTCCGGCGCGTGGATGGTCGTCGTAACAGGTGGCGGCGGGACCTTCCCTCCAAAAAACGATTGTGCGGTAACGGTAGCCATATTTATTGGATGAGAGTGATAGTTCCGTCGGCGTTGACGCGGCCTTGCTGTCCCTTGTCGTTGGTTACGATCTGCCCGACCGTGTAGCTCTGACCGCCCAGCTTGACGGTCGAGTAACCGTAAATTGCGACGTTATGCGTTTGGAGAGTTGTGTCGAGCTTGCCTGAAAGAGACGACTTGAGACTGTCAATTTTGGTATCTCCGCTTGCGCCGAGGAATAGTGATTTGTTGAAATTGCCGGGCAGTTTTGCGCTGTAGGTCGCTTCTTCCGTTGCGGAGATAGCCGCCCCAGTACGAGCACGAGCGAGCAGGTCAACTATTTCGCTACGCAGATTCTGGTACTGCTGTTCGCCTTGGGAGGGTGCGACAGCGTTCTTTATGCCAGCGAGAAGGCCATGGTGGTAGCTATCGTACAGGGTCTTGGCGTCATCAAGCTTCTTTTGAAGATCACGCAGCGCTGCGATTCCATCGGTCTGTGTGGCTGAGAGATTGTTCGGCGCGATGCCCGTCACGTTGCTGACAAGCGTGCCTTCAGGCTTCGGCAGTTCCTTGGCGACTTGCGAGACAATTCCGAACGTACCCTTTGGAAGACCGGCGGGAATTTTGCCATCGCTCGCGTACTGCTGTGCAAACGCGAGGATTTGCGAGGGGTCGGCGGTTGCAGCTGCGGAATCGTTTTTGGCTTTTTGCTGATCGATTGCGAGTTGCGCGAGTTTTATATTGTTGTCGAACTCCTGTTGGGTCTGGTCGTTCCTGAATTTTGCTCCAAGCGAGGTCCCGGCCGCCGCGATAGCTTCATCGGGCGTGGAAGCGTTTTGGATGGTTCGGAGGGTGACCGCATCGGCTCCGTTTTGAGCGGCCGTGAGCATGGTTTGGTAAATCGTTTTCTGGTCGTCCTCTTGCTTCGTAAGAAGCCGCGTCCGTTCTGCGAGAGCCGCCGTCTGTTTAACAGCCTGCTTCTTCTGCTCCATGTCCAGCAATGGCGTGATGGCAGCTAGCTGAGCCTGCTGCGCCGCGAGCTGTGCTTTGAGCGGGTCGAATTTCGCCTTTACTGCGGCATCTACTTGGTCTTGAGCCGTGCTCAGGTTTCCATTTGCCGCATTGAGCATCGCGGAGACGCCGAGCTGCTGGATGGTGTTGTTGCGTAGGTCTGCCGTCTGGAACGGCGTCACCCCTCCGACAGTAGCGCCTCGTCCAGAAAATTCGTTCTGTACGGCGAGCGGAATAGCGTCGGCCTGGCTCTTCAAGGTGTTCAAACGAGATGTCAGGTCAGTTACAGTCGCCTTCTTCCCGGTGAGGTCATTCGCTGTCTCTTGTGACGTTCGAAACGCTGTCTCTCCGGCCAAGTCGGCCGCTGTCCTGCTTTCGGCGATGGTCGTGTCCTTGAACTGGTTATCAAGCGGTGTGTCGGATGTATTGAAAATGCTGTCGAGCGTCGGGATGGGCGGTGCAGCGGGAGTAGAAGTTTGCGCCGGCTGCGGCAACGGCGGGAGTGCCGGCGTCGAGAGGACGTTGGCAGAAATGGGAGCGGGTTGCTGGCCGGTGATCTGCGAGATGTGGGCGGCGCCAGCGGCAGAAAACGGGTCAACAGGGCCGTCTTTTGGAAGAGTAGTGTCGGTTGCCATATTATGATGTGAGGCCGAGGGCCTGTAGCACGCTGATAACGTTGGCAAGGGTCGTAGGGGCAGCTTGGCGGACCACCGGCGTTGCGCCAAAGAATCCGATCTTCTGGTCCGTCGCGGTTCCTATCTTCGTCCCTGTCGTGCGGCCTGCTTGAATGTTGCGGCCGTCCATCATTTGAAGGTGCTGTTTCAGTGAAAGCTTGCTCGCGCCATATCCGAAACGCGCGGTCAATTCTTCGCTTATGAGCTGCCTGATTTTATCCTCGTCCATATGGTTTTTTATCATTGCGCTCGATGGTGCCCTCAAGCCCGGTAATTATCGCACCTCCTGTTGATTCTGCACGGAACTGTATCTCATTGAAGGTGGGGACAAGCCCGGTCCCGTCGCTCACGATGGAGAGTGTGCTTTCTCCTGCGGTCGATTGCGCTTTCAATGTCGTCCAGCTCGTATCTCCGACCTTGCGATATTTGAGCGTGACGCTCGCACCTGATGGAAGCGGCTCGAATGCGACGGTCGCTCCGATAAAAGAGCTTTGAACGTCCGGCGTACCGATGATGTCGGTTTCGAGGATAGACGTGTAGGTGTAATTGCTCTGGTCATCGGTGCGATTCACCGAGCCATCGGCGGAATGGGCTAACCACCAAAAATTTCCCGTCTTGTAGATGCCCTGATAGCGCACTCCATCGCCGATAGCGTCCGCTTCTGCCTCGCTGATCTCAATAGCTACGTTTCCGCGGGCGTCTACGGACCAGATGCCGTGCATCATGGCGCCATTGCGGTAGAACTCCAGGGCGAAATGCAGCTTGTCGTCGATAACGATCTTGTTCCCGTCGAAGTAGGAGCTGCCATCGGTGACGAACTCGGCGACTGTCTTTGCCTGCCCGGTTGACGCCTGTTTGATGATGACTTTGCCTTGGCTGTGGCTCGCTTGCGATTGAGTGAAGAAGTCGGTGACCCCTACGAGAATGCCTTCGAGGTTAGCGAGGTGAATGAGATCCCCGCTGCCCCAGTCTATTTTGGCGGACACCGTGGAAAGCGAGCTGTCGCGGTCCCACAGGAAGACTGTCGAGTTGCCGAAGCCGGTCTTCGATTTGCAGCCGATAGCAAGGTAGTCGCCAAGGTCTGTCCCAGATGTAATAACGAGGTTATCCGGCAACGTGAGCACAAGCCCATCCCACGTCGTGTTATTCAGGCGATACACCTTGTTGTCGATGAAAAAGTACGCGCAATCATCGCTCGGGTGATGAACAGGCTGCGCGACGTTGGTGTAGGCAATGGCCTGGTAGGCGTCGTTGAAACTCGGATTGACGCCGCCCGGAGCCGTGAGGTCGCCATAGCGCCAAATCTCGTTGCCGGCATGGAAGCCGTACAGATAATTCTTGTAGTGGAAGAACGCTCGCGTATCTCGGGAGCCGCCCGATGAGACGTTGCCTACGGGCGTGCCCCAGGTATCGGTGATGATATTTCCTGTCGTCGTGCCTTTGAGAAAAATGCCGGGGAGCGAAGTGTTTAGCTTCACGCCATATCCGAACAGGGCGTATCCCGTGAGCCAAGGCGCATACATGAACTTGGCAATGCTGAGCGATTTATCCTCGTCAGCCTTCGTGTTGAACTGCGGCACGAGGCGGTGCGGATAGACCTTGAAATGTTGTACGCGCCCGACGCCACTCGGCGAGCGTAGATCGGCACTCATGCCTTGGTCAAAACGGGTGATGCGAAACGTTTGCTGTACCATACTCCTATGATTTTGTCTGATCACGCCACGTGGTCGCGGCCTTCACCGCATTATCCCATACGCTCGCAGCCGATTTCCTGACGTTCGTCCAAAAGATGTCGGTGCCGTTACGCAGCAGACGGAACGCGACGGTCAATGAGATGCCTTCGGTGAATGTGCGAGTGTAGGCTGACGTGTGCGCGAACACGTCGGTGAGAGTGAAGACCTCCACTAATGAGCGACTGGAAGTTTTGAGGAGGGTCGCTGTTGCGGTAGCGGCCTCGGAGAGTGATCTGGAAAGCGTGCGGCTAAGCTGGTCTGTCACTGAGAGGAATTCGGTGACGACCTTGCCCGGCGTTCTTAGAAGTACGTCTGCTAGGGTAATCGCTTCTGTGAAGGTGCGAGAGGCTGTCTTAAGAAATGTACCCGTGATGGTGACTGCTTCAGACAATGAACGTGAGGCCGTTCTTTGGATGGTGTCGGCGAGAGAAATGACCTCGGCGAGAATCTTGTTGGGAGTTTTAAGTAGCGTGTCGGAAGTTACAATGGCTTCGGCGAATGAACGGCTCGCTGTTTTTATCAGCGTATCCGTGTTCGTGATCGCTTCGGTTAGCAGACGCGCGATGGAGCGGATAAATGTATCAGAGACAGTGATGGCTTCGGTTGCATCCAGCGGTTTTGTTCGAAGGCCAGAGAAGACGTCGCTGGTGGTGAAGGCCTCTAAAAGTGCCCGTGACACTGTTCTTATCAGGGTGTCAGAATTGGTGATGACCTCGGTGAGTGTCCTTGTGGCGACTTTCAGCAGCGTTGCGGTAACCGTTACGGCTTCCGATAGCGTTCGCGTTGCGGTCTTGAGGAGAGTGTCTGAAACCGTGACGGTATCGGTGAGCGTCTTTGTCCAGGCGGTGCCGCCCGGGGGAGATAAGGTCAAAAGCGCAAGTGCGGCAGGCCCCGAAGCAGACTGATGGATTGTTTCGCTTGTAGAAGCGGGCGGAGTTATCGCGCCATTCGAATCTCCTATTCCGCGAGCAGCGCCAGCGCCCGTTCTGACGGTAAATGTCGTTCCAGCATTTTGATTCCCCCCGCCGAGCGTATATGCGGCTATTACCCATGAATTATCAGCGACCGGCGTGATCGAGTTCGCTAGAGAAGTTCCCGTAGTGTTGCTGGTGCTATTCGAGTTGTCAGGTTGGGTAGAGCCCGTGCCGGTGTATGATGCGACGTTTCCGTTCGTTCCGTTCAGGTCAATTGTGAAACTTCCGGCGGCAGCATTGGCAAGAACGTACACGTGTATCCAGACAGAGCTTACGCCGCGCTGTTGGGTGAGTACGAAACTCATAGCCGTTCCGTTCCACGTCGCTCCGGGCGGGGTTGAAGATGTCGAGACGACAATGGCCACAAGGGTAATATTCGAACCTGTCGCGGTGAAGGTTGCCGAACTGGCTACTGAGGCTGCGTTATCAAATGCTATTGCCATAAGATTTTATGCGCGGCTCCCCTCGCAAGAGGAGCCGAAACAAAACCCGATTAGGACATTTTTATCTTCCAAGTGATGGCGAGCGAGTCGCCGTTCACGACGTTGATTGCCGAGAACACTTGGCGGCAGAGGAGCGTGCCGCTCGAGGATGCGTTCAAGACGCCCGATTCCGTGACTGCTACCGTGCCCGTAACCGTGAAGGTCTTGACGATCTGCGCGGTGTCGTTCGTAACCGTTGTGGTAACGAGCGAAACGGTGCCTGCGGCGCGCGATAGGCCCGACGTGGCGGTTTCGGTCTGCAACGTGGTGTCCGCGACGTTGGCTGCGGTCGCCCCTGTTCCTACAGCGATGTAAGTAGCCGCTGCCGGCGAGCCTGAACCATTCAAGAGTCCGGCGGCGAGCGCAAAGCCAGCGTTGGTGATGAGATTGCCGATAACCTTGCTATTGGCCCAGCGTCCCATGAAGGGAGTAAGGAGCGGTGCCGCAATGCTGTTAATCCACTGAGGCGAGAGGATGCCTGTTTTGAGAAGCGCCTTGCATAATGCGTTCTCTTGGAAGATCGGCTTGATGTTGCCGTTCTTGTCGCGCAGCACGTACTCGACGTTGTCCGCCGAGCGAAGCTGCGGAAATGCGACCAATGTTTTGGTGCTCATATTTCATTTATTTCTAATCCTGTAATGACCTCTCCGACCTGGGAGGCGTTATCGAGTCCCGCTTGAAGCTCTTTGGCTCCTTCGTGGCGCTCTACAGCGTCCTTGTAGACCGCGAGGGCGCTTTGAAGCGTTGCCGTGATCTCTTCCGCTGTTGCGGCAAGGGGAAACGACTGGTGCCGCTCCATGAGCAGCACGCCTTCATCGTCCACGATCGTATAGGGCACGCGCTGAAGCGTCTGCCCGCTGTCGTGGTCTTGGTACTGCTCTACTTTTCCTACGATCAGTCTCATACGTTAAATTGCTAATTGATAATCACACCGCACACCGCTGGCTCCCGCTTATGCGTTTCCGCCTTGGGTGTCGTGCTGCGTTCTGCTGCTCAAGCTTCGCCTCTTGTCTAGCGATCTCTTGCTTTAGTTCGCCAATGAGGATGCCGTTGTCGGGCTTGTGGACAGCAATGTAATCCTTCGATGCATGAAGGGCTAAAAGAGGATGAAATGGCTCCGGGATGCCCGGTCGAGCAGTAAGAGTGCTTGCGCTGAAATACGAAGGTGACCGTTCGAAGAAGATTTTGAGGCCGTTCGTCGCGTTGTAGTTCGGAACTGCGCCGAGGAAGAGTGCCGAGCCACGTTCAACGTACTCCGTGGGAATGCCGACATACGTTGGGGCCGGATTGAGGATACGGTTTGCGTGACCGGCTCCTACCGGGACGCGCTGAAGCTCGATGTACTCGGTAGCCGTAGCGCTCTGCAGGACGAAGGCGCTCACGACGTTCAGTATCGAATTGCCGACTTCATCCTGTATGGCGCTGTAGTCCTGCTGGCCGCTCACAATGTTCGTCAATGCCATCGGATAATCGACTTGGTTCGGATCGTCCCATCGCATCGTGTCATCAACAGAGAAAACCAGCGGCAACACCTTGTCGTCGGCTCGGTTTAAGCGGTTCACGAACACCTTAAGGAGGGTTGAATTGCCCGAAATTGCCGCATCGCCAAGATTGGTCCAGAACTCGCATTCTTGGATGAGGCCATTCTTGTTCGTTGCGTCGGAGAGAATCATAGGTGATTAGGCGGGGGTGTTCTTCTTTCGAGGAACGGGCTGGCGCCATTTGTCGAAGCTCTTGAAGCTCTCTTTGAACTCTTCAAGGCCTTCGGTGACGATGAGCTGTACCTTGCCGTCCTTGATCTCGGTCGTGACGGGTAGTTCGAACTCGGTAAGCTCTGCTTCAGCGATCTCGCGAACGCGATTGATGATGCGAAGCTTGATATCGTTTACCTTGGTGGTCTGCTCGGTCATCGCCTCCATCAGCTTTTCATGCTGCTTGGCGAGCGCTTCCATTTCAGTTGCGAGCTGGCGGCCTCCCTCTACGAGGCGACCCTTCTCCTCGACCATTGCCAGAAGCTCGGCGTCCTCTATGGGGATCTCGCGTTGATATTTATCGGCCATACACTTTTTTGAGGATGCTGCGGCTTGTCTCGCCGCTGGCGATTACGTTGCTAGGCTCGGTCTGAGGCTGCGGATTGTCAGTGTTGAAGGTCGGCTCGGCCGCGCTTATGGACGGATTGATGAGGACAGCTTCACGTTTGATGTTGCTGCCAAGGACTACTTTGATCGTTGATTTTGCCATGATGAGTTTATTGCCAGTTCATCTCGCCCCGCTGGAACTGGCGTCCGGGGGCGAGAGAAACAAACCTACACCGCCGAGACGATCTCGACGCCGCCTGCATCCCGGTTCTCGATCACCCCGTAAAGGATGTCGGCCGTGCTGAGCGTGCCAAGATATTCAGGAATGTAGTTGGACTGTAGGCGAACGCCCATTGCGTCTTTCTGGCCCGGAAGGGGAGAAGTGGCCCAATGGATCGAGTCGGGTACAGCCAGCGCACCTGAGTAGTCTGCGTTGGTGTTGATCTTTTGGATAAGTGTCGAGGTGACAACCGGGCGGCCGTAGATGCCGCCGATAGCGCCTTTGATGACCGGGTCGGCCCCGTCCGTATTGAACTTGAGGGCGAAGCGGTCAATCGACATGAGGTCGGTCCACACCGTCTTCGGGTGTAAGAACCATGCGGCTTCCTCGAAGTCGGCATTTGCCGTCTCGAGGGCTGCGATGCAAGAGCGCACAACGGCGTCCGTGAGGGCGACCGTCGTGGTGCCCTTCGAAGTCGAGAAGCCATGGAACAAGGTCGCAATCGCGACTTCAAGCTTTTTAGCCGCCGTAAAGGCCGCGTTCTTGATGTAACGCTGCTGCGTGTTGTAGGACTTCTTGACCTGAGCTGCCTCCTTGTCCTCGATCATGAACGAAACTTCGAACCACTGGTCTACAGTGAGGGTCTGCTTCGTTTCGGTCGGGGAGTTCAGCGTAACGGCGGTCGCGTTGGACTTGGCGTTTGCCGACATCTCCGTGAGGTTCGGGGTGTAGAGAGCATCGGCTCCTTCGGCCAGTTCGTCGCTGCGGTTCGTGAAGAACGCAGCCATCTTGAGCTTGGCGCGATAGAAGTCGTTTATCTTTGATCCCCAAATCTCCGGGATGAGTTCAGCGAGGTCTGCCGCTGTGAATGTATCTGTAGGAAATGCCATGTAAGTGAAGTGAGCGAATAGTGCCCGGCATCACTCAACGGATTGATGCGCTACTTCCCCATTCTCTCTTTGGCGAGTTGCTTGTGCTCCTCGTCGCTGAGGCCAGGCGTATTGAGTGACTTTTTGACAGTCGCTCTTGAGCCACGGGACGCGGGAAGCTGAGCGGCTTGCTCTTTCGCTACCTTGTCGCGCTTGGCCTTCCAGTCTTTGAAGAGGTCGTTGTCGAGCGCTTGGACGGGTGTGCAGTTTTCAAGAACTGCCACCTTCTTCGCGTGTTCAAGTTCCTCTTCCGAGTAACCCTTGGCGATGACAATTGCCTCGTCGCGGGTCAGGGAAGCGGGTTCTGCGGGCTTGTGCTCTTTCGAACTTTCGGCCTGCTGAGAACCATCGGGCTTCTTTTGCCACTGCTTCGAGTCTTTGTTGAACTCGTAGCCCTCCTTTTCGAGGAAACGGTTGGTGGCGTTAAGCTTGCCGCGATAATTCTCTTGCGATTGTCCTTCCTGCTGCTGGTCGCCCTGTTGGGTGTCCTGCTGCTGGCCGTTGTCCTGATCCTGTTGATTGTTATCAGCGTTCTCAGTGGACTGGTCGCTACCGTTTTCTTGCGAGAGGTCGGTGTCCTCTGTTTCGTGTTCGTTTGCCATGTAGACAAAGATTAGGCCCTTTTGTCGGAGTGGGCTGAACTCGAATAATAGAAGTGTACCACACCGTTTGAGCGTCAAGCACTACAAGGTGTGGATACGATACGCGACGTCGATCGTGAGCGTGACATCGCCTGCGGCGTTACCTCCCCACTCGCCGTCGCCTGTGTTGTGGAGGACAAGGGCTTGGTTCGCTGCAGCGCTGTACGCCGCTATGGCGTCGATCTTAGCAAGTGCATTCGTAACCGTAGCTGCGGTCTGGTCGATGAAGCCTGTGCATTCGATGGTCTGCGATACGGCTGCACCTGACCCATCCGTGAATTTGACGGCCATGTTGTCGGCCGATTCTGTGAGAGCGTTCGCGCCACCGTTGTTCTTGATGACCGCGGAAACGAATTCGAGCACCTTGCCTGCTCCCGGAGCAGCCACAAGCGTCTTTGGAGCCGCACGGAGAGCTTTGAGTTGAGCGTTGGTGACGGTGACGCGAGCCACATTCAACATGCCCGAAAGGTCATAGATCGTCTTGCTGCCGTCGTCGGTCGCCGTAGCGCCGGGAGCAACGAAGTCGATCTGCGTGCCGGAGCCGACCTGCACGCCGTTAAGGAATTTTGTAAGCATACGAAGTAAAAAATGAATTCTATTAAATCGACCTCATTGTAACTCAGACAGCGCCCGGTTTCGGTCGCTGGTTGGGTTTCGGTGTGAATAACTCGTTCAGCTTCTTGAACGACTTGGAAATGATATCGCGCGCTTCCTTCAAGGCATCTGTGTTCTTGCCGGAGTAGACCCGCAACAACGCCTCCTCATTCAGCGTGTCCATGATGAACTCAGCCCATTCCTTTTGAGCGGCCTTGTCCTCGAAAAATGCTTTGAGGGCTTTCATGCCTGTTGGCCGGCCGGCAGCACCTTATTGATGTTGCTTACAGCCGGCTTGGGAGCCTGAGCGATGGGCTGTGCGGAAGAGAGGGGAAACGTTGCGGCCGATAGGCCCGACACTTCCATCATCTCTTCAATGATCGGAACGCGCTGCGGGTCCATGGGATCGAGGGCCGCAAGAATCGTCGCAAGTGAATTGAGGCGCCGCTGATCGTCCGACATTTCGTCGGTGATATCGAAGCGAACCTTCTCCTTGATCTTCTTGAGGGTGATGTAGCCGGTGGGAATGTGGAGGGTGCGGTTATTGCCGTCCTTTGCGAGCTTCGCGTCCACCTCTGCATGGTAGCCAGCGTGCATTTCGGACGTGACGTGTTGCCCCGGAGGAAGGGTGAGGATGTCGTTGATGACCTTTGGCGTGACGTGCGCGTTGCGTATCGCCTCGTCCAAGGTCGCAAGCTCCTTCGATGAATAGGCTGCGGTGAGCGTGTGGCCCTTATTGATCTGCTTTACGATGAACTGCAGGACCCAATCCACGATTATCTCTAAAAGGAAGAAGCCATCTTGGTCGCGGCGCTTGTTGAAGATGGATGCGCCCTGCGCTGCCTGTAACTGTAGGGAAATGCCCGGCGTGCTGGCCTTCGGCTCCTCCCCTGTCATGCCCGGATAAGCCGACTGATCGCGCTGCATGTTCACGAACCAAGCGTCAACGATGTTCTGGAATTGCGGAAGCGTGGTCGGCGCGAGCGAGACGGGCTTGAAGAATTCGTCGGCCTCAAGCTCTATCATCTCCCCGTTCATGAGCGCCTGCCCGTTCGGAATGTTCTTCTTGTTCGTCGTGATGATGACCTTGCCACCAAGAGACATAGCCTCGCGCTCGTCGAGGACGTTTTCATTGGTCGCTATCTGAGGCTCAAAGACCTCCTCCCACACGCCAAGGCCCATATCCCTGCCCTCAACCTCCTTGCGGGCATCGTGCTTGTAGCGGCTCTCCTTGAGCTTGTTCTTGTAGAGACAGAACTTCTTGTCCGAGACGGCGGCGACGATGACGTTGTAAAGCGCGATCTCGTCGTTATCTTCCTCATCCTCGTAAAGGTCGCTGTATTCAAATTCTCCTTCGATGTCCCAAATCTCGATGCGGTTCTCGCCCTTGGTCGTCTTGTCTTTCTTGGCAGCATCAATCGCGGCGTCGATAGCAGACACACCCTCCTCGTCAACTTCGTTCCAAACGCCCGCCTTCTTCTTGAGGTCCAGTGCGGTGAGGTAATGTTTGTCGATCTTGGGGCCGCCTGCGATGTCGCGCGGGTCAACGATGGTGTTCTCCCATTTGACAGGCTCGATAATCAGCTCGTCGGCCGTCTCCGTTTTTTTCAACAGCACGGACCCGTATTCGGACTTCTTGCGCTGGTAGTCGTCGATGGTTTTGCCGAAGTTGTTGTCCTTCATCCACTGCTGAAGCTCTTTGTTGACGATGAGCGAGAAGATGTGGTCGCCGTCGGTCGCGTGGGCTTCTATGGACTTGCGGTCGATGTTCTTGGCTCGCCACTCAAGGTCAACGATTGCATTGCCGATGTTGCGGAACCTTTGCTGCTCGTCGCTGGCCTGCTTCCTGAAATACTTTGAGAGGATGTAGTGCGTGATCTGCCGCACCGTCTTGTGCATCGAAAACTCGATGTCGCCTGAGATAGTGATTGTACCCGTCTCGTACTCCTTAATGAGGTCGTCAAGCTGCGTGTAGAACGCTTTCATGCTTGCAGTGTACAGCACGGATGGAGCATTCTGCGGTTGTCAATGGGGATAAGGGGACAAGAGTCGCGAATGCTCAGCAAGAAAGCGAAAGGCACCGAAGGCGAAAAGAAGAGCGGATTTACCGCGAAGGATTGGGTCGCGGTTACGATCTCTGTGTTGGCTCTGTCAGTCTCGGCAGGGAGCGCGTATCTGAACGCCATTCTAAAGGTCGAGCACGTCAGTTTGACAACGCGCTACTCGCCATTCGTGAAACGGATCGGTGACAAGCTGGTAACCCGCAATGAAGAAAATAGCGTTGTCTTCGTCAATTCGGGAAACCGCCCTGTGGTGATCTTCGGTCTAGATGTACTGTTCATTCAACACCCGGATCGTCTTGCTTTCAATTGTTACGGCGACTCAAGTGAGGCGGCCGAAGGCCAGTTCGAGACAAACTTACTACCGTTTGTCGTCAAGGAAAATGAGATCGCCATTAAATCATTCAAGATCGGCGCGCGCCATCCCTATGGCCGAAGAAGAGAAGAAGGGCCGGACTCCAATTCATTCGCAATTATGGAGGAGCTGAAAGCTCGGACACACGTTCCTGTCGAGGTTTGTTTCGATGTCGAGCTTTCGACACCATCGATGCAGAGGCATTCGCAACGAGTCTCTGTCCATAAATACGATGTGGGCGAACAATACTCGTTTTCCGGGGACGATGTGGCTGAGCATTTTTCGAATCAACCGAGTATTCTCGTCGATCGAAAGCTGAATATTTTTTGGTGGTGACTACACACCCCTCTGCTGCATCTTCCGCATCGGTGCCCGCCTGTTCATATCTCGCACCGACCGATCATAAGGCGCGTTCGTCTGCCCGGTCGCATCCTTCAACAATTCGAAGTACATCCGCATAACGAACGTGTCGCCTGTGTCGGGTGAGCGTCCTAGCGCCTCCCGCACCTCCTCCTTCGGTATAACCTTGAGCTTGCCGTCCTTGTCCATGTCCTTCTGTCTGATCTGCGCGAACTCCTCCGCGATCTCGTCCTGGTCCCCTGCGGGCTTGGCGGCGATCTTGTGCGTTTCGACCAGCTCGGCGAGCTTGAAGGCACATTGAGCCTTCAAATGCTGGAACGGCGCTATCTGCCGCTTCCCCTCAAGGTCCAGCGCTGCCGTCGGAAGCATCTGCCTGCGGATCATGGTGCGCGTAGGGATAGGGCTGGAAGCCGCTACAAAGCCCTTCACGCCCTGCATCTGGTCCACTACGCCTCCACCTACGCCATCTTCGTCTACGATGATGTGGGAGTAGGGAATGCGCTCCGTGGCGGCGAACTCCCGGATGAGCTGGATGGTCTTGTCCGTCCCCTGCTCGCTGTAGCTCTCGCGCCGGTAGCTCTCCAAGCCATCCCAGAAGTTGAGCACAGTCTTGTCGCGGCCGTACCGGGCAACGTCCACGCTGAGATACTTCTGCCCGTCCTTGATGACCGTGTTGGTGAACATGTCCCGGACGTTGTCGAAGTGCATGATCGTGCCGGCGTCGTCGCCATAATCCCAGTTACCGTCGCGCAAGCGCTCGCGCATCGTCCTGTCGGCGATCTCATTGAGCTGTGCGCCGTACTGTTCTGCGGTGTGGGGGTTATCGGAATAGAGCGCCTGAATGAAAGCGTACTCGGGAGGCAGCGTGCCATCCCGTGAGGGCTTGTAGAAAACACGGTACGGCCACTTCTTGGACGGGTTGCACGACAGGCCGAACTTAGGATACGGCGTGATGTCCGCTTCCCCTCGCATGACCCGATGGCGCCCGATGCGGGATTTGAGAACGTCGAACGCCTTGAAGTGCCACTCTTGCACCTCTTCGCCGAAGCCGTGGCTGTACTCGGTCGAGCCGAAGCGGTCGTAGTCGGGATCTGTGGGCTTGTAGGAAACGTCCAGTAGGTCGATCGTGCTGCCGTTCTTGAAGCGGATAACGTTGTACTTGCCGTCAAGCTGCCAGTCGCCTCTTGGAATCTTGTGATGAGCGCAGACCTTCGTCCAGGTAATGAAGGTCGAGTTCATGAGCCGCTTAAGCTCATTGCGGGCCATGAAGCCGCGGGAGCCCGGATACTAATAGGCCCAGACCAGAAGCCACTCGCAGTAGAGCCAGGTCTTGCCGCCGCCAGCGCCGCCGCCAAAAAGAAGAAACCGCGTTATCGCATCAAGCAGCTTCTCCCACGCAAGCTCCTGCTTAGCCGTGGGCCGGATCGTCGGCGTTAGGGTTTTCATTGCGAAGGAAATTGAAGCCGACGACGGCTACTTGCTCCCCAAGGCTGGAGAGGTCGAGCTTGTCGCCGAATTTCTTAGGAAGCACTTTGGACAGATACCACTTGCGCGTATCTACGCGGAGGCGGGAGCGTTGGATGTGCTCACTATCTAGGGCGTCAAAGGTCGAGCCGTCCTGACGCTCTCGTTCCATGTAGTCGTTGGTGCCGTCGTCGGCGATCTCAAGCAGCTCCTCGAACATAAGCTCCGCTTGAATGTTGCGGGCCTTCTCGTATTGCTCCCAAAACTCTTTCTTGTCCTCGTCAAGTAGCCACCGGAATATGGTGGATGCTGAGGGCATGTCCTCGTCTTTGACGATGGTCCTGACGCTCTCGCCTTCTGCGATTCGCTTGCAGATTTTCTGCGCCAAAACCTTCGTGTATTTTGTTGGGCGGCCACCGGCCATATGCCCTATTGTACCATGTCACGCGAATGTGAAGGATTGCCGCGCGCAGCGGCCGCGGGCAGACCCGTCCGTGGGCGCTAAATCAGAAAATCTCTAAGAATCATATAGGTCTTAGGGTATGACACAATCTTGCCACTGTTCGCCGCTGCCGGCGCCGCATATCGCCAAACGTTGATAGCTCAGCCCAAACCGAAAATAACCCTTGCGCGGATTCCCAGTTTGTCCCTCCATACCTCCATTGGAGGTGGCCATCTCAAAGAGCAATTTTGCTGAGAGGTGTGCCCATGATCCAGTTAGCTAGGAGGCTCTCTCGAAAGAAACACGAATTCTTCACGCAGCCGGAACATTCAGCTTTCGATGTAATCGCTCATCGAATGCCGAAGTGCGTGTGGCTTCATCGTGGTTCGAAGGAGGAGAGCTGTGCCTAAAAACGACCCGCCCGAATTCTCATTTCAATTCTTCCCGCCTAGGATAAATGCCAAGGGCATTGAAGCTGTGCGCCCTATCGCGTGGGCCGTGAGCCTTGCTGTGGTCTGCTACGCGGTCAGTTGGTTTTTTTGAGTTTGGCCGTCAACTCTGCCAGCTCCATCTGCAAAAGATGGCCAAGCTGTGTCAGCAGTCCCACGGCCGTTTGAGCATCTTGCGCGTAAAAGCCATTGAAGAACTGCGTCGGGTCGAACGAGCTATTCGCTTCGTTCCTATCCGCGTCCTCAAGCCAAAATCCATTATTCAAAAAGCGATACGCCTGCACTCCTGCGGGAGCGGGCAACGCGTGATCCATTTCCCTTCGCCATTGCGTGTGACAGTGCGGCCCTGTTGAGAAGCCTGTGTTGTCCCCGATAGCGAGTAGATCACCCGCTTTTACATACAGCCCCTCGGGGACGCTGATGCTCTCACAGTGCAGGAAGTCAACGAGGATGCGATAGGTGCCCGCTGCGAAATCAAATATGACGCTATTAGGCGCAGTGCTCTTGAATGCCGGGAATGCTAGAGGCTCGGATAGCAAGCTGACGAATACGCCGCCGCCGTTAGGCTGCCACTGGCCGTTCTGCTTCGTCGCTACTCGGATTATCTGTCCATCGAAAGGCGCGTAAATCTTGCGGTCGGGTGCGAGTGCCAAGTCAAGCCCGTTGTGTCGCGTGAAGCCGAACTGGGAATAGGTTGACGGAGCGAACGTGCCCCATGGCTGGTTCACGATGTGAGGCTTGGTGGGTTTGAAGATGTCGGGCTTCGGCGCGTCCATATACGCCTATTGTAACATGGCAGAAATCTCGAGCCGCAACCACTGGTCGAACACCGAGCAGCGGGATATGATTGGCCTTTTAATCGGGAGGCTGGTCCGATGAGTTGGAGCTGTTCAATACATTTGAGAAGCGAAAGTGGCGATCCGCTGAGCAATTATAAGATCCTCGTCTTGTTTTCTGGCTTCATAGGGTCATCGGCTACGGAAACTACGGACGGTGACGGCGTCGCTCATTTCGAGAACGAATATGCTGACGGCCCTCAGAGCGTGGATACGATTGCCACGTATCTCGGCATGTTTGGCGGAACGGAGGTAGTGTTGACTTCGTCGATCAGCATCGACGACGGAGAAAGCCTGTCATTCACCATTCCTGATGATGAGTTTAGAGATGCGTCGGACCTTCCCTGAGAGGTGGTTTACAGTCCCGCTCTTTGAACGTCATCGATCGAGCGCGCGATGATGTAAACCCCGCCATGCTTCTCAATGTCGCTTCCTAGTTCTTCTTGCTCTGGTGACAGTCTCCCCTTCTCTGCTTTAACCTCGATGCCGTAGAACGTACCCCCGTGAATGAGGCAGATGTCCGGCCATCCTCGGCGCGTGTACTTGGGGAGCGCACGGAACGCGCCGCGTGTCTTGTCGTAGATCGGCGAGTTGTTCGTGCGGGAGAAGAGATAGCCCTTGAGGGCCAGGTAGTCGCAAATCGCGGCCTGTATCTCTGTCTCTTTGGTCTTGGGCATTCCGCCCGAGGCAAGGGGGTCATCTTGCCTGCCGGCGGACAACTATGAGTCCGACGAGGTCGGACGGAATACCGAGGACTGGGAGAATTATAGCAGATGCGCGTGAGGGCTAACGAGGAGGTGAATTGAGGATGTGGATTACTTTTTTTGCAGGCCGCTTAGATTTGTCCGCGCCGTATTCCAGTTTCCAGTGCTCATGCACACGGCCATCGCCTGCTTGCAATCTGCCGTACAGCTCCCGGAATCTCCAATTGCTTTGCAGAACCTTCCGCATTTTCCATTCAACTCGGAGCAGCTCTTTCCTGTCATCTGCGCCATGCTTGGCGTGGAGATTAAGGCGATTAGTACGGTCGCGAGAATGAGGCGCATTGCTTTCTCCATCGTTTGTAACTTAACGCTCCGAGAGGTTCACCATCAGCGCCACAAGTGAGCGACGAAGCCGCTGGTCAGTGATTTTGTCGAAGGCTTCTGCGAGCTTGAAAGCATCGCGCCGTCCGAGAAGCTGTATGGGTGCAGTCGTATGCCCCGATACTCCCTTCGCCCCTTCATAGAACGTCGTCACAGGTACCTTGAGAAGGCTGGCGACGGTGAGTAGCCGTCCTGCGCTTAACCTGTTCGTGCCCTTCTCGTACTTCTGAACCTGCTGAAAGGTGACGCCGAGGTGTCCGGCCATTTCGACCTGGGACATACGCGCAGCGTTTCGATGGAGTCGCAGGTTCGCGCCAACAAGTACGTCGTTCGGATGGGGTGCCTTCATTGTGCAACCTCTGTGAGAAGGTTTGCATAAAAGCAGAAATCTTGAATTCTGACGCACCTGTAAAGCACTGAAATTGCTTGGAATTTGGTAGACTACCTGAATGGGTTCCATGCACGCGGCACAACCGCATTCAGGGCTAAAACACTCGCGATTCCGTATTTTTTCAATCTCACCACAACTGCCCCTTGCAGAATTCAAGATATTTGCCGGGCTATGAACCTCTACGGCTATGCCCGAGTCAGTACCAACGGACAGGCGCTCGACGCTCAAGTAATGCAGCTTGAAGCGGCCGGGTGCGCTCGAATCTTTCGAGAAAAGGTCAGTGGCGCAAAGACAGACAGGGCAGAGCTAAAGAAGCTGCTGCGCTCCCTTCGTGTTGGCGACCTCGTACTGGTCACGCGCCTAGACCGCCTCGCCCGGTCAACCCGCGACCTTCTCAATATCCTCGCGCTGGTAAGTGACAAGAGCGCGGGCTTCCGTTCCCTCAGTGACGTGTGGGCCGACACGACGACGGCGCACGGCAGGCTCATGCTGACGGTCCTAGGCGGGCTGGCAGAGTTTGAGCGTGAGCTGATTAAGTCCAGGACGGCGGAAGGCAGGGCTAGGGCTGTGGCGATGGGCGTGCGCCTCGGTCGGCGCCCTAAGTTGGATGAGGAGCAGCGCAAGGCTGCGTGTGAGCGTAAGCAGGCGGGTGAGGACGTGGCGTCGATCGCGCGGGACTACAAGGTGTCTGATTCTACGATATCGAGGCTTCAGTGCGGGTAGCGCCGTATCGCGTCTCTGAAAGCTGGGAGCATGGTCTATTAAATTATGCGAGCGTTTCTGCCTCGCGTTCTATCTTCTCGACATCCTCCCCCTTAGCGGTCATCTCGTCCCTAGAAGCCATAACGACTTCAGGGAAGCAGAGTTGTCCGATCCATGAGAGCTGTTCTGAGAACGCAGACTTGATGAGGTCTTTCGTCGCTTTCAATTGTCGCTCGTCGAGAATTGCGGCGTCGATAACCGTGAGAACCTTGCCCTGCAAGAAGCTCACTTGGGATTCAATCGCTTCGTAATCGAGTGGTGTTCGTTTTGTCGGGATACCGGTCGTGGCACCGCGCGTTCTAATGGTTGTGTCTGACATGACGTGACTTGACTTATCTCCCAGCTTTCAAAGAACGATGCACTAATTCTACCATGTTAAAGAGAGGCCCCACATTTGCGTGGGGCGTAAGTCACTTCTTGCGGCGCGGGGCTGTCACTTCTTGGACCAGCTCGCGGGCGATCATCAGGCACACGCTCATGGCTGAGCCGTAGGGTCCCTTCGGACTCTCGCGGCTAAAGAACGGCGCTCGCCAATAATACCAGTACGGTCCGCGCTTCTCGACGTTGTAGGCGGGAAGCGAAATGACGTGCGGAGTTTTGTCGAGCATGGCTAGTACTCGTCCGCGCGCATCAAGACCCAAACCCGCTTCGTGATTGTCGGGTCGCTTGGGTCGTCCGAGAGGTAGCGTTCATCAACATCGTAGTAGTCGCATTTGCCGATGTAGCTAGAACCCTCGACATCAAGAAACACCATGTCATGCTCGCCGTGCGGGTCGTTGTCCTCGTTGAAAGCGTCGAAGGAGCGGAAGGCTTCGACCACTTTGGCCTTCTCAACATCGGGAAGGGCGGCGACACCGGCGGTAATCATAATCCTGCCGCCAGTAAATCCCCTGCGCACTTTATCGTTCAGCTCACGAATGCGGGCTAGTTTGTCGGGTGAAGCAACGTCGTTCATGATTTTCCTCCGTTGGGCTAGCGGCGCACTCGAAGGAATGCGGCGCAGAACAAAACGGAGGTGCCTGGGGAGATTATACCGCGCCTTGTAGCGCGTCCCGCTGTACCCACACCGTGAGCACTCGTTCGCCGTTCTCTATCTCAATTTTCCAAGAGAACGCGAATCCAGCGAAGATAAAGAGACCTTCGTCGTGCAAGCTGTCCGGCTCGAAGCGATTGTATCGTGCCAGGACACAGAGCATGCGGCCGATGATACGGTCCTCGATATCGTAAGGGCCGTGACGTACCTCAATGCGCCCGCCCTTCATCTCCGTCCGCAGTAAGTCGTTCAGGCCGATGTCAAGCTCTCGGTCTTCGCTTCTTCCGCATACGGCGTGATGTGGCGCTTGCTGCACTTCGGGCATGACGTGGGAAACCGTGTAAGGAGCGGCACGCGCAGGAACGGCACGCTGTGGTGACGAAACCAAACGTGGTCGCACTTGGGACAATGATACCAAAATTCTTTTTGCATCCGCGCATGATGCGTCGAACGGTGGGGGTGTAAACGGTGAGGATGATTGGCGATTAGGCTCTATGATGAGCGTTGAGCGGCTATGCGAGAAGGTATCACCTTGCCGTGATTTGGATGAAAGCCGTACATCTTGTTTGCCGTCTTCCTTGCACGACATGCCTCATCAAAATCTTTGAATAATCCGAGATGTTTAGTCTTTCCATCGACAGATATTTTTGCCAGCCAGCGATTTAAGCGGGGAAGCCAGCTAACCCCTGTGAACAGAACGCCCTTACGCCGTGTTTGATTGCGAGCGTTATGTACCGGTTGGACGAGACGAAGATTCTCTGGCGCATCATTATGACGGTTGTGGTCAATATGATCGATTTGGAAACCCGGAGGAATGTGAACTTTATTGAAGAGCATCCATATCAAACGATGCGCGTAAGATGGTTCGCCACACAGGGTAATTTGGAGGTATCCGTCGAGGCTTCTGCATCCAGCTAGATCACCAGCCTTGCGCGGGCCTTTGGCAACTTTCCAACGTAGACGTTTGACTGTCGGGTCGTAGTAGAGTTGCGAGCTTAGAACACTAAGCGACAACTCCATGCGCAATAAGCTTATTTTCTAAGAGGTAGATGAGCATCTCGGCACGGGCGTCGGCTTCGGTATCTGCCTCGCAAGAGCAAATAAGGGATTTTGTAGAGTCGGGTTCATATAGGTTCACATATCCGACTTCCCATTTTCCAATCCTATCGCATTCCAAGAAACTCATGCCGCCGTCAGTGATGCTTTGCGGCAACATCTCCCCAAGCTCTGCGACGGTGAAGGCAGAAATCTGGTCCCAATTCGCCGTATCTCCGCCGGGAGTGCTTAGCTTTTCAAAGGGCCAGCAAACCCAACGCAAGTCTGGAAGATGCGTTGGCCGCGCCCAAAAGAAATAACTCTCCTGCTTCACTCCCAATTTCTCAAGCTTCTGCGAAAGCGCCCTGCAACAAACCTGCTGTTCTAATTCCATGATGTTCTCGCTCTACAGGTGTGCCGCTTGTGAGAAGCACACCAACAGAACGCACAAGCTGATATGCGTATATTCTACCATGTAAAAGAAGAGCCGCCACAAAGGACGGCTCAGGTGGGGGACAAGCCCCTAGAACAACTCGACCGTCTCGACCTTCTTTTCATCCATCAGGGATGCGAGCTGTTCGAGCATCTGTGCGCTGATGGGTGCGAGAAAGGCGACGACGTTCTCCATTCCCGCTTCGAAGGCGGTCAAGACTTGGAGCGGATCTCGGACAAGGTACATCTCGCCCGCCTGTGCGCGGTCGGCTGCGAATATGACCGAGTGCGGGTCAAAGCCGTTCGGAAATAGCAGCTTCGGTGATTGCTCGTCCGTTACCGCAATGCCGACGTACGCAAGGAGCGTTCCCTGCCGGTCGTGGATTGGCACGGCGAACCTGCCGCGCATAATTCCCTTCGGGCTGTAGCCCGCGCCCCACGCCTTCGCCGTTTCAACCGATACGCCCAAGGCCTGCACCGTTTCATGCTCCGGCTCAAGGTAGCTCAACGATTCGAGTTTCTTGCCGTCCCGGTGAGCCGCAGGCGCAGCCGCTTTCGGCGGCGGGCTGGCTTTCTCCTCGGCCATCCCGAACTGCTGCTCTAGGAAGGCTGCGGCGTCCCGTTGCGTCTGTCCTCGGATGTGGGCGGTTAATGCAATACAGTCCCCGCCCTTTCCTTGGGAAAAACAGTAATAGGAGTTTTTGTCGCTGTTGATTGCCAGCGCCCTATCGCCGCCGTTCCTACAAGCTGGGCATGGTCCGCGATACTGCGGCCCGTGCTGCTTCAGCGTGAGTCCAAGAACGGGTATCAGTTGCTCGATGCGAATCCGTTCTTAGATCTTGATGAAATCGACGAATGCGGCCGTTGTCATGTTCACCTCCTGTGAATGTGCAAGCCGCTCGTAATCATACCGCATGGTAAGATGACTTGAGGTATCGAGCGTGGAGTCGTGGGGTAAAGCGTTCTGCGGTTAATCAGGCACACTTTTGGTTGAAAAAACCTCCGGAACAGAGCGCCTTTGTTAGCAAGTGCTAGCACCCACGGCCCCGCGTTCGATCATGAACATTCGCATAGCGCGGGAGAAAGAGAGCACTCAGTGAGTACAGATACGGACACTCGCCCCGTGCGGCGTGGTCAACAGACGGCGGAGAAGCGCGAAGTGGCGTTTTACTGCCGGGCAAAAACTGGTCCCGGTCCCCGGGATTGGTCGCCGGTCGGAGTGGCATTCGCCCGGAAGAACAACGAGCCGGGCTTTACCGTCAAGCTCAACACCTTGCCAATTACTGGTTGGAACGGCGCGATGGTACTGGTCCCTCCGTTCGTGAACGACGACGAACCCATCGACGAATAGGCCGATGGTCGAGGCGGGCTTCGGTCCGCCTCTTTTTATATAAAGCAAAACGGCTCCTGCCTCCCTGCCCGTTGCCATTTCTGTCTAACCGCCCAATCCGTAAGTTTAGGGATGCGGTCGATGTAGCGGTTGTAGTCGATGTGGGTGAAGCCGAATTGAGCCGCAAGTTTATGGTCGAAGCCGCGCTCGTCGATTACTCTCTTCAACACTTCGATCATGGAATTGCAGCGCACCGGGTCAACGGTGATAAATAGAACCATCGCGTCCTTGAGCCTGCGTTCAACGATGAGGTCAAGGTACTCAATCATCTTGCCTGATATTTTCGTGGTGTTCGGGCGGTTGGAGTAGAGCGTTTCGCTGTCAACGTCGGCTTCTAAGAATACGAGATGATTATCCAGGCGGAAGGAAGGCCAGTCGGGGCGGATGTGAGTTTTGACGGGTTCAAACGAGAGCGGTAAATTGTGTTTCCGCGCTCCTACCTCGAATGAAGCTGCACAGATGCAGCGCATGAGTTCATGAGCTAGGCGGCGGTCTTCAATCGCCGCGTCTGAGGCTCCGGTGACATGGAGTTCTCTTTCGCCTTTCTTTCCGAGGCCGAAAATGAGTGGCCGGAAATTATTTAGAGGTTGTTCGGGTTTGCAGACATAACCCTCAACGGCCAAGTCCCGCAGGCGGTCAAGCCCGCCCCATCTGCCTCTGTCCAATAAGGATGTGATGTAGCTTGAAGGAAGGCGGCGGTACGACCACGGCTCACGAGTAGCGTAGTCAGGACTAAGAAGCTGGAGGATTGGAAAATCAGAGGCGACGAATTGGAACGGCTTAGGCTTGCCGTCTGGGCCGCGCTTCGGCTTGTTGTTCCAACGTGAGTTGCGCTTGCTCTCCATATGCGGAGGATAGACGAGTCAGTATCCGCAGGTAAGGCGACCACGTTTGCTATGCGTCGCTATGCGGAATGCTCACGAATATTTTAACACGCAATTACCACAGCCTGTCCGACTTCGGTGTCTCTGGTGTGGATTGAGGGGTGGGTTTTGCTGGTGCGTAGTCCTCAAATCTTGGCGACGGCGGTTTGCGTTCTGCTGGGGATGATAAGCGAGCGGCGTTCTCTTCAAGCATACGGCGGTGAGCATCGCTGCTCATTTGCCGCTCGCGTTCTAAGTTTCCGAAGGGAATAGAGAGAGTGAAAGGATGCTTCGTCAGGCCACGAACGTAGCAAGCGAATCGAGCTTCTGTCAGGGTCTTGGTCTGCCGTGCGAGAAAATCGGGATCGCAGCGCATATCTCGCGCTACATAGCTGATGTCCACGCCTTCCGGCCGTGAAGCGTATTTTATGCTTGTGTTGGTGGAAACGGCAGAGCGAACCTTATCAGTCATCCCGGTGCCGTGCATTTCCTGATGGGCCAGGGTGACGGCTAAATTGTATTCCCTCGCGAGCCGCAACAATTCGGGCGTCTTTTCATCGTCGGCAAATTCCTGAAACTCGTCGATGATCAGATGCGCCTGATGCCATTCGTTCCTCGGGATGGTGAACCGGGCAAAAGCAGCATTAAGCGTAAGCGAGATGATGTAGCGACCGAGGAGCGTTGAGGCGTCGCTGCCCATGACATTCATAGAGGTGTTGACGAGAACGATAGAGCGGTTTTGCAAGCAGTCGAGGATGTCGAGCCTACGTTCCCTCGCCTCGAACATCCTTAGAAACTCCGGATGCTGCAACACTCCGTAGATGCGGGCTTTTATCTGCTGGCGCGTTTCCCGATAGTTCGAGCTAAAAAACTCATTGCGGAAGAACCGCTGCGACATTTCATCTAGCCGGCCGATGAAGGGCGCGAATTTACAGTCCGAATATTTCTGCCCCTTTGCGTCGTCCGTGCGGGTCGGGTCGTCCATCAAATCTATAAGAGTATGGATGGTCGATTCCATATTGAACATCAGCCGGACGGCATAGCCAAATGGCGTTGCCTGCTTGTCTGTCAGTGCGGAGCCGGTGCTTGAAAAGATGAACCCGAACGTCCCTATCGCTTGGTTCTCAATGCGCCGTCGTTGATCGTCCGACCACATCCTGTTCCACTTGGAAGCGGCATGAAACATATTCAAGGCAGGCGGCGGGCTGTGCGTAGGATCTACGATTACGAGCCTGTCCCTGAGTCGTCCTGTTTCGGGGTTGAACACATCGAGTGATTGCAGCCGTTCTATCATCAGCCCCTTGGGGTCGATGATGACCATGCTGGGAGGATTCGGCTGGGCAAGGTCTTTGAGTATTAGGTGCTGAATGAGAGTTGTTTTACCTGAACCGCTCGGACCGAGAATGTGCGTATGCTCGGAGCGGAAGCTGTCGGGCATGTGTTCGTATGCCTCGCGGCTTTCGGATTCCAAGGCTTGTTGCTCTCGTTCCTCGCGCATTTCTTCCTCGTCCTCAGCGGTTTTTTCTTCCTTATAGCGTTGAACAAATGCGTCGTACTCACGGCCGAGGATAAAACTTGGTTTGCTTTCAATCTCTCTTATGTGCCTTTCATAATTGTAAGGCAGGATCGCGGCTGTCGGATCGTCTACGACTTCCTCTTCGCCTTTCGACCCCGGGGGTCTGTGACGATTGAGAGCAACTTCTTGGCACCGTGCTGTATCGAAATGCGGTCCTGTTTCAGAAATGAACTCATTTGACCCGCTTCCGAAATCCTTCCTCAAGGGCCGATGGCACTGGTAGCAGAAGTGCATCGGATGTTTTGGGTCAACGGCTAATAATTCTAAGCGTCGTTTTTGGAGTTCTGCCGTTCTTTTGGCCATGCGCTCATTCAGCTCGCGGCTGCTCTTTCGAGATGCCTCTTGTCTGATGGCGTATTCTCGGTCGCCTCGCTCCTTCTCCTGCGCTTCCCTCTCAAGCTTAGCGACCTTCTCGCGGTAATCAGAAAGGCACTTACGTTTTGCTTGTTCGTGTAGCGAGGCCATAAGAGCTTCAGCTTCGTGCCTGGGCTTATCCGTCATTCGTTTGTGCTGGATTACAATCGGATGATTTTCGGCTTCTCTCTCGCTCCAATCTTGCCAGTCATACGGAAGCTTGCTTTCACAACGGAAGCGTATTGAGGCGCAGAGACTTTCGTATCGTTTGTTGATAGTGATGCGAGCGTGCACGAGCATTTCGGAGAAATCTTGCGGCCTATTATCGGCCAGCTCGCCTTCAATCCGGTAGTTGACTGTGCATTTGTCGAGGGCGGATTGAAAATGCTCCGAGGAACAGAAAGCTGGTCCATCGTCGCCATAAGGACGAATCAAATTCGCGGGTCGAGTGAAACAAAACGAGCAATATGGAGAGAGGTCGGCCAT